TTTTACATCGTCACCACCTACAGATACTGCATCAGGAACAACAGTATGTAACTCTTGAGCTATGAAACCTGTGTGAGAACTACCATCAGATATAAGTTCATAGTCACGAACCTGTATTGCCTTTAGGTCATCTATTTTTGATGACGTATCACGAATGTTTTCTTTTACACGTCTGTCTGAAGTTGTTGCGTATGTAACAGAACCCCCACCTGTGCTGTGAATCCGACCTTCTTCTCCAGTACCATCTGAGAAATGAATATAATTAGCAGACGAAAATACACTATCACCTTCAAATGTAAGACTAAGAATAGTTGAACCACCCTCAACAGTTGCATCTTCATCAGTTATTATTGCAACAGGGGTTGCTGTAGAATTACTGCCTGAAGCAACAGCGAATGTACCACTTTTACTTGCAAACGTATTTGTGGTAGCATTAACTGCAAAAAAATTACCACTAGCATCAACGAATAACATATGGCTGTTGCCATCACTTTCAACACGGAAGTCTTGGTCATGGCTTTGGTCATTTATAATAATACCATTACCATCAGCTTTTATAACCATTCGCTCATAGACAGCGGAGTTTGTGCCTGTATAAAAACCAAGCCCTACAGCCGCACTACCACCTTCGTCAAAACTAAATAAACCAGCCCCTCCTTCTCCAATAGCTATGCCTGTCTGAAGATTACCTGTAACGTTATCATTTCCAGTTCCAATTACTCTCAATCCCATGTTGTCTGAATTAGACGAACCACCATCAAATGTGCCACGAGAAATATTAAGAGCTGCTTTGTTTGCTAATACACCATCACTAGCAGAAATAGTGCCTGTTACATCAAATTCATAAGAGGGTGAAGAATTAAGAATACCCACTCGGTTATTCCCAGCATCCACAAAAAGAGCATGAGTGTTGTCGTTACTCTCAACACGAAAGTCGTAGTCGTTGCTACTATTATTTACGACAGTTTCGCCAGACAACATTTGAACGACATCCGCAGCACCAACCTCAAACCTTAAATCGCCTCTACCTTTAATGTAAGAAGCACCTGTTGAGTCTTGAAATTGCATAGCAACTTCTAAATCGGTACTTTGAAGTTTTAAAGCTGTATTCTCTGCTCCAGAATTTACATGAAGAGTGTTATCTGGGTTGCTTTCGCCAATCCCCACTCGGTTAGTCCCTGCATTCACAAAAAGCATATTTGAATTGCTATCACTCTCAACACGAAAGTCAGCATTAGCACCTGTTTCGTTAAGAACAATATTAGCATTTGCGTCAATCTCTATTCGGTCAACACTAGCTGTGCGAAAACGCATATAAGAGCCATTAGAGTAAATCTGTACAGCATTTGTACCCCAAGTATAGCCATAACCATTGTCTATGTTTATATTTGCACCATTGACAACAGTAGCTCCATCAACAGTCAGCCCATCCATAGTAGCTGTACCTGTTACGTCAATGCCTGTTGCGGTGGTGGCTAGTTTGGTTGATGCTTCATGTTTTAACCTTACTTCTCCACCAGTTCCTGAGTCAACACATGTAAGATATTCATTTCCTGATGAATCTTGAAGAATAAGGTTTGTTCCACGAATATATAAAGAGCCAGTACCATTTTCAGCAATATAACTATCGTTACTATCGTGATAAATCTGTAAGTCATCACTGTCACCTAACTTTATAATATCATTGTCACCCATGTTAAGGTGTGTTGTTAGAGTCGTCTCACCTGTAACACCAAGAGTACCTGCTATTTGTATGTTTGTGTCAAGTTTAGCACTTGTGACTGCACCATTGTTTATCTTAGCTGTGGTAACATTAGCATCAGTTATTTTAGCTGTTGTCACTGCATTATCTGCTAGACCTGCTGTATCTATCTGTGGTCCTTCACCTGTAGTGCCATCATGCGAGTGTCCAGTTGAACCGTTAAACGCAGCTTGTACCGCATCAAACTCTCCATCAAGGTCTGACGCATTGATCACGTTACCGTCAGCTATATTATTAGGCGTATCATTCCTTGTGTAGCCTGTTCCCATTTCTTATCTCCTAGCGTTAGTAGAATACTGCAGAGTTGCAGCATCGATAGTAAATACAGCGTCTATGGTATCCCCTATAGTTTCATATAAAATAGACACTGTAAAACCTGAACCTATTGTTTGCAATTCGTAAATTGCCTTTTGTTTACCCCCGTATGAGGATGTTCCATAAATCCCTGCACCGTACGAAATTGATGAAGCTGCAAGGTTTGAAAAAAGTAGTGAATCTGGTTGAATAACATTCTGTTGATCAAAATCAAATTTAAGAGAGTATCTAATATCTACCTCTCCGTTTACATCTAAATATGTTATACCCTTATATACTGTTTTACGGATAGTAGGATCACCTAAAGGTATGTAAGGGGTAGCAAATGTAGCCTGTATCTTCTCTCCATCAAAGCTATTGCCATCTTCCATTCTGTATATGTAGCCGTCACTTGCACCAAAATAGATAAGTTCAGTACGATCTACATATTCACTGTGTACAACGTAAGCATTTACCCCACGTAAATCATTAAACGATATACCCTCTTGTAATTGTGTGGCCGCAATCCCTTTAGCCGAAGCATTGGTGTAACCAGTGTTGTAACCAAATAATCTGTATTGACTTTTCTCACGAATAACTGTACTAGAAAAACCATTTGGACTACTTGTAATCAAATCTAGTATCTCATCTTGTACTGGCTTTGATACGGTAGCAAGACTAAAATCACCAAATCTATCGGTAGCAGAAAAAAGTCTTAAACCATCAGGTCCTAGAAATATTATGTCTCCACCAATCTCTTGTATAGTATCTTCAGCAATACAACCTAAATCACGAGAAACTGGTTTTAGTTGAAAATCACCTACACTACTTCCTGCAACTACATTAATACTATTTTCACTAAATACAATGAGTTGATCACGAAAAACAATTAACCCTGTAATCGCATCCGCTACGTTTATTATACCACCACCACTCGCACTTGTAAAGTCCGTATCTGCATAAGGAGCAGAAAAAACAAGGTTTTTGCCATTTCCGAGAAAAATGTGGTTCTTAAAGTTAACTGCAAACTTAGAACCTGATGTGTCAGAGGGCAATGAAGTTAGTTGTTCAAACGTAGTTCCATCAAATCTAAATGGTTTGCCTGTTCCATCGACGAGCATAAGTTTTTCTGTACCATCAAAGTCGTACTTCAGAAATCGTACTTTACCTGTGCCACCAACTGTAACACCCCCACTACTGTAGGTTGCGTTGTCACTTACTTGTGTCCATCCTGAACCACTAGACTTGAATAGGTCATCCCCTCGTACAGCGTACACTTCGCTGTTATAATGATGTATACCCCTAATAACACCCGTATTCGTTACAGCGTTTGTATCGAACTTAGAAAATCCTTCTACTCTTCTGTATCCACCAAATATTGACGGCTCAAAGTTACGTAGTATTCTCGCCGATCCGGGGGCTTGAAATCCCTGCTGATACGGAGAAAGGTTGGTTATCAAACCACCTTTAAACTCAAATGAATGTGTTTGCCACCTATCAGGCATTAAACAGCCCTTGCATATACATTTTCATTAACAAGCAAAGTTCTCATTTGCTTCAATCCATCTTCAAACTTACGAGCAGAGATGGTAGCCGACTCAAGATTATCTCTAAACATGTACGAATGATACATTGCACCATCAACAATAACATGTTTAAAACGGAAAGGTATAGTTGGTACGTCATCATATGTTTCTAAATCTGCAGGAAACATAAAAAATTCATATTCAATTGTGTAGGCTTTGTTTGGCATTGGTGCTACAATAATATCACCGTCTTGGGAACGAATAATGTATTCAGGCACTGTTCCTTTTGTAGCATCAGTTTCACCTTCTTGGTCTATGTATTTATCTATGTACTCATCATAGCTCATCTGTTTGAGTCTTCGTGCTTCATTAAGATCTAGTGAAGGATTACGTAAGATACGAACAGTATCGAAGTCTGTGTATTTTGCATTTTCTGGTAAAGGATATCTTAGCTCGCCTGCAGTAAGAGTTATGTCATCTGTGTTGTGATTGAAGGGCCAACTAAAATGTTTTTGGTTGATGTCACGAATTGCAGAATTAATCGCATCCTTTACTTGGGCATAAAAGCCAGTTGCTGTTGCAAAGTTACTTGATGTTAATTCTGTCTCATTAAGTCGTCTGCAGATTTCATTTGTTAGAGAAAGATAGTTATAAGCCATTAGTTTTTCTCCACGACTCTTATGCGAACTTCTTGTT